TGATGTAAAGGTTATAGTGTTAATACCAGAAATTGCATCACTCTCTGTATTGTGAAGAGTGAATGATGTCGAACTTACCTCTGATACAAAGTAAGAGCTATTGGTTGCAATTCCTCCAATAGCCCTTTGACCATCAGGATTGTATACAATTCTCTCTGCGTTTCTAAACTTGTGATAAGTTCCTAATCCAATAATAGATGTGGATAAAGTTACTTCTCCACCTTCAGCCTGAGAATTAAATGAAACCTCATGGTATGATTGTTTCATGTTTGCAAACGCTTTTGCACCAGAACCATTACCGCCAGTGATTGTTATGACTGGAGTGGTTTCATAGTCAAATCCAGGATCAACAATCTTAATTTCCTCTAGAATTCCATTCACTGCAACATAACCTGTTGCACCAGTGCCAACAGAGTCTGAAATATTCAGAAGAGGAGGAGTAACAACATCGTATCCACTTCCTGGCGATACAACTTCGATTTCATCTAACTTACCATATTTGATGAGATCATTTGACTTATAGTTTTTAATCTCAACACCATTTACCAATATACCAGTAAAACCTGGTTCAGTGGGATGAAGGTTTCCATCTTCAGTTGGAAGTTTAATCTCTCTTAAAAGTTTCTGCGACTCTAAAGTTCTTCCTCTAAAATCATATGGTTTGATTTTGTTATTAGTGACCTCAGTGCTACTAACAGAAACAAATGTGGAATTGAAAATATCCGTTCTACTCTTTGCAAGTTGAACTGTTGTAGAACTTACTCTCTTAATAAAATAAAGTCCCTCTGCAAATAGAGAACTCTTAACAACACTTCTTTCGTCTACTTCTCCGCTTTCACTAATGAAACTTTCTGTTGATATCTCTGGAATATAGTAGACGGCATCGCCAGTATAGAATCCATGGTCATCAGTTGTTGTAATAGCAAACTCGGTTCCAGAAAAAGTTCCCGAAAAAGTAATGGTTCTATCGGTTGTGTCAATTGGTTGTGCATTATAAAACGGAATTGATGGTGCAGCGACCATCATACTTTCTGATCTGCCTCTAGAGTTACCTTCTTTAAGGTAAACGTTTTGGACGTTCGCGTTAATGTCTAGAACTGATGTAAAGACATTAGAAGCAGCTCTGGTAAGTTTTCTTTGAAGAGAATAGGTATCTGTGAGTATGAGTCTTCCCTGACCTCTAACTCTAATCTCTGTTGGAGAATGGATGTCAATAATAGATCCAGTCTTTTCTGCGTTGTCTCCACCTGTGATACCAAAAATATCGCCTACTCTCAGGTAATGTTCTTTTGAGAGTTTAATGGTGTAAGTTAGGTCAGACTCATCAATAAGTTCTACAGACTGAACTTGATATGTTGGAGATACGTTGTAGATCCAATTTTTAGATGCATAATTTGTTGATTTGGATCCAAGGGATTTAATGATGATATCATCATCTTTGGAAAGATATTTTGTACCAGCATCAACAGTAAGATTACTGAGAACCGAATTGATTCTTACCTGAATTTGCTCATTTGGGTTGGAAAAAGAGAAACCATATGCATAAGTGTTGATACCAACGCTTGATGTATCAACTATTCTTTTTGTTATATTTGAGCAACCAAAAAACTGCGTAAGTGACTTTGAGGTGAATGACACCACCCCTGTGGTATTATCAAAATAATTTACATACAGTTCACCACCTGTGGGGAATCCTACAGTGGAGTCAACATCAAATACTGTCGCTCCTGCAGCAACTTGACCAATGACTTGAGTTTTAGGATGAACTGAAAATTCACCATAAAGAGCACCATCAACACCAATATCCCTTGAGTAACCAGAGTCAATGCTCAACTTATAAAATGTGTTGCCAGTTCCAACATTTACAGACTCAACCGACGTGATAGGAGCGTATGCTCTCGTAAATAGATCTTTATAGGTATTCTGATTCAGAACTGAATCAAGGAGGTTTGTAGGGTCTCCTGAGACTGCCTCAACGACCAAATCGTTGGTAACTCTAAAGTCTGCGTTGGAAGGGGTAAAAAGAAAATCTCTAGGTTTTACGATTTTTACGTCTTCATTATAAAGAGCCTTAAAAAGAATCTCAAAAGAACGATCAGTTCCCTTACTAAGGTAAAAATCTTTTGATTGTTTGATGAAAAGATTTTGATTAAGTCCAGGTGTAAACTCTCTGTTAGAAAGACCTGGTGTAATTTGACGTTTTAATTTTGTGAGAAACTCATTAAGAAAAAGAATACTAAGGTTCTCAATAGTCGCACCAGACTCATGAGTTGCGACAGATGATGTAGAGAATACTAATTCTTCGGGTTTGTTTTCGTTTTTGTATGAAGTAACTCCACTAAAACCTCTGATACACCCAGTGAATGATGATGAGGTTTTTCCAGTATATGTTATAATCTCATCATTAATTTTTAAGATACCATATGTATCAGGAAATCCAATTGTTCCTGTAGGAGATTTGGTCAGATCAACATTAATTGTAGTGTCATTATAATCTGCATTAGTTCCAAGAATTACGGAATCTACTAAATTAGTGTTTTCGTTTAGTTTAATATATTTGTCGATATTCTGAATTAAATCAACAGGAGCTCCTTGATATTCCTGAGCGACGTAGTACTGCTCTAAAAACTGTACAAGAAGTGGAAAACCTTCCCTAATATACGCAGGGACCTGGTTCTTAACTACGTTGCTGAAAAGTACTCTTTGTTCTGCCATTTTATGATTTACTTCTTAGTAGGAATATGAACCGCCTGAGGATGAAGAACCACCAGATGAACCGGATGATGTTCCACTCGCTGCGGAAGGAGTTGTTGATGTAGTTGTCGTAGTTGTTGTAGTTGTGGTGGATGCAGTTGAACCAGTGCGTGTCGTAGCAGTTGCAGAAACGTTTGATACGTTTACAACTCTTTGACCACTAGTAGTTGCGATATCACCCGTTACACGAACAAGAGCACCATTAGCATAAGAAGAGGATGTAATATAATTCGATGCTGATGGATCAAGTCCAGAAGCAATGTTATCAACAACCATCTCAAAATTACTATTACTAATATCTAGTTGCAAATAAAGATCCTGTAATCCGACAACATCATTTGAGCGTGGCACAGCAGACAACTCAATGATTGGTTGTCCATCTTTAATTTTTCCTGCCAATATATTGATAGGATTAATAGTGACAATTCCCTTTTGATAATTAATTGTTCCAACATTTCTTCTCACCACTGTTGGATTAGTGGAATTTACAGATGGGACTGTAAAGAGGAATAAGGAACCGTCTATTCGATTTGTATTTGGAATATCGGAAATATAAACATTTTGGTTTAAACCAGCAACTCTGAAAGCCGTTGATTTAATATTGTACCCTGCCATATTTTTAATATGGAATTCATTACCAAAACCAATCTGATATTCAGTAAGGGTATTAAGAACAACTCTTAAATCCCTCCTCATCTCAACAGTTGTAATATTAGACGTGACTGATTCGTGACTATCGTCTAAAATCTTTAGAAACTTACTATACTTGAATCTTGCACCATACTTATTTAACTCAGTTGACTCAGAGTACTTATTTGCATTAGACTGAGCAAGAGATGATACAAATTCCGAACTAGGTGCTAAATTTGAGTTGTAATAAAGTTTTGAGTTTACCTCAAGATACAGATACTTAAGATCAAGGATTTCAGGAACAATCCCTGCAACTGCAAATTTCTTCAGTCTATTACGAATATTTTCTTTGACTAAGTTAGGTAAGAAATCGCCAAATCTAGGTTTAATACTAATGAAAACTTTACCATATTGAGGTGGTATGAGTTCCTCTCCACCAAAAACTGAGATTGACTCAGTTTCGGGATAAATTCTTGCTGGGATGAGAGTTTCATAATCATCAGCAGTTAATGCTCTGTTTTGTGATGCGTAAATCTTAGGTGCATACCTTTTGATTGATGCAATATCCTCAATTGACTCACCACCCGAAGATTGTAACCCGGTAGTGATTAAAGAGATACCAGAAGTTACATTATACTCAACACCATTTCGTGTATAAGTGATTCTTCCAGCAAATGTAAAGTTAGAAACCCCATTTCCACTATCACCAGATGATGTGATATAATTTGCAGTAATAAAGTTACCTTCTTCTAGTGCCTTTCCAAAAATATTGTCTCCAAACAGTAGTTCATAACGCTCATCTTCAATTTCTTGCAAATAATAGACTCTAGAGTCGGATTCAACAGTGAAAAGACTGTCTTGTAAAGAATACTTGACCGATTGTGTTGATTGTTCGTTTGCTTTAACCGAAACGGTCATTAAAGACGTATCAACGCCTGAGTTTGGTAAAGTAAAGCGTTGGAAGGGATTTCTTGAGCTAAATGTGAAGTTTGTTGATAATAATGAACCTTCATGAATAGCTACATCACTAAAAGTAGCGATTCCATCAAATACAGGAACTGTAATATCTTCTAAAATCGAAAAAACAAAGGATTGTTGACCAAAAGTACCTGCTGTAGACGCAACTGGTCCTTTTTTGAGTGTCAATGACACCGGACTTGGTGAAATATTTGTTGTATCGACGAAAAAACTGATCGTGGCACGCGCTGCCTTACGAGATCTTGGAACATAACCAATATTTCTTGCTAATGCTACAACATTTTCTCTTAATGTTGCACTATCAATGAAAACCTCATTCGCAACCATGTTTGCGTTGTATGAGGTAATATACGTATTATATGCCAGCACATCAAGGATCGTCGAAAGGTTCGATCCCTCAAAGTCATAATCCGTAAAATTGGAATTTGACTTTAAATAGTCTCTAAGTGTTGTTTTGACTTGATTAAAATCAAGATTTGAAAAGTTTGCTAATGGCATTGTTACCTAGTCGGTTGCAAGACGAAATCTAATTGTTGTGCTGGCACATCAATACCAATAATTTCATATTTAATTGATACATTAAATGCATTCTGATCATAATAAGGTGCCGTGACGACATCCAAAAGATTTACTCTTGGTTCAAAATTATTGATCGATGCAGTAATCTGAGTACGAATAAATTCAGCAGATGTAGGGTCAATATTCTCAAAAAGAGCTGCTGAGATATCAGATCCAAAATCTGGGTCAAAAAATTTCTCTCCAGGGAGGGTAAAAACAATATTTCGGATGGATCGTGCGATTGCAGTCTCATTTTTAATCGCAATGAGGTCACTATTCAGAGGATTAGTCTGAAATGTTGCACTAATATCCTTAAAACCTTGACTTACCCTCTCTAAAGGCATTGATTACACAAAAATACTATGATTAGTAGTTATTTATCACCCAAAAAGTGGTTCTGGGTCACTTTCTGAGTCGAAAATTTCGCTCTCTTTGACCTTATCTGACTTTTTTGGAGTCAATTTGTCGTTTGCAATTTCACGAAG